AGATGTTGCTGATGTTCTCGGGTACCAAAACGGTAGTAGAGATATTAACCGACACGTAGATGAAGAAGATAGGCAAAACTACCAAAACGGTACTTTTGATTCTCCAAGAGGGATGACAATCATCAACGAATCCGGCTTATACGCTTTAATCTTCGGAAGCAAATTGGAGTCTGCTCAGAAATTCAAACGTTGGGTTACATCTGAGGTGTTGCCAGCATTAAGAAAAACAGGGCAGTACCAAGTGAAGGAACTAAGCGGACAGGAATTAATGGCTAAGGCATTAATCGAGGCACAGAACGTTCTAGCTGCTAAAGACAAGCAGATTCAAGAAATGAAACCTAAAGCATTATTTGCTGATGCAGTAGCCACTAGCCATACATCTATCCTTGTAGGTGAACTTGCCAAAATCTTAAAGCAGAATGGCATTGAAATGGGTCAGAAGCGTTTATTTGCATGGCTCAGAGAAAAAGGCTATCTGATCAAGCGCCAGGGCACTGATTACAACATGCCTACACAGAAGGCTATGGAACTAGGTCTCTTTGAAATCAAGGAAGGCTCTTACGTCAACGGCTCAGGAGTGAATATCACTACTAAGACACCTAAGATTACTGGCAAGGGTCAGCAGTATTTCATTAATAAGTTCCTTCAATAGGAGGTGATCATCATGGATGAATGGAGTATCAGCGTTGAGGAAGTAATGAGAATCACTAAGAAAAGTAGAGACTTCATCCTAAACGCTATAGAACAGGGCGTAATGCCTGGGTCAGTAGTAAAACATGACTCAGGTAAAAGAAGTACTTACATTCCTAGAAAGGCTTTCATGGATTACATGAACAATTACTATAGAGCTCCTTCAGATAAGTTGATTGCAGCAGTGGTAGAGGAGCTCACTAAAAGAAAGACAATTGAATAAGTAGCTTTAGTTGCTCGTAGGCACCTAAAGCCAAAGAAGGCAAATAATATTATTGTAGAATGTCTCGTTTTCATTTTTTTTGGAAATTCCCTTCGTATGTGTATCTTACATTGAATATATCAATCCTTTTTAAATAATTTGTCTGTTGATCAAATAAATGCTTTCTTTGGCGCTAAGTGCTTATGAGCACAAAAAAAAGAACACACGACAGCCATCGTGTGCCCTTAAAAAAATATCAAAATCACGTGGTTATTTTAGCACAGAAAAGGAGAATTTTCAAATGAGCAGATTTGAAAAAGGAATCATCATCGTATCTAATTTAATTATTTTAGTCAGCTTCATTTCAGGAGTTATAAGCGGCAATAACTGGAATTCTACAGGAATGAGAGTTCTAAGTGTTGCATCATTAAGCATGAACTTAATTATTCTTGAGTACATGCTAGTTGTTATTAGAAATAAATAAAAGGAGAAAAAAATATGGAAAAGAAAGCATTTATTAAAGTTGAAACATTTGACGGAGGTGTTCACATTTCAAACGGTGGTACAAATTATCAAACATTATTGATGATGTCACTTTTAATTGATGCATTAAAAAAAAGGTCAATTAACAAATGAGGATGATCCAAAGAACGAAAAATTCAAACAGATTATTGATTTCATCTGGAAGAGACCAAAAGACGCATCAAGAGCACTTATCAAAATTATCGGCATTGATAGTGATTTGGATTCTTTATTTGAAGGATTCAAAAATGAAAAGGAGACTAACTAAATGAATAAGATTAAAATCAATTCTCTTGAATTAGAGAATGTGAAACGTATCAAGGCAGTACAGATTGAACCATCTGAAAACGGTTTGACCATCATTGGTGGCAATAATAATAACGGAAAGACTTCTGTGTTAGATGCCATTACTTGGTGCTTAGGTGGCAATAAATACAAGCCATCAAAACCAACTAGAGAAGGAAGTTATGTTCCAGCATCACTAAAAGTTACATTAAGTAATGGTATTGTGGTTGAAAGAAAAGGTAAGAACTCAGCCTTGAAAGTCACTGATCCAACAGGAATGAAAGCAGGTCAGAGCCTATTAGATTCATTTATTAGTGAGTTGGCTTTGAACCTTCCAAAGTTTATGAATAGTTCAGAAAAAGAAAAAGCCGACACATTACTTCATATTATTGGAATTGGTGACGAACTCACTAAATTGGATTTAAAAGAAAAGGCAGTTTACAATGACCGCCTAGCGATTGGAAGAATCGCTGATCAGAAACTAAAGCACGCTAAAGAGATGGTTCATTATGACAATGTTCCAGATAAGATTGTTTCAGCTTCTGAGTTAATTGCTAAGCAGCAGGAAATGCTAGCAATTAATGGAAGTAATGAAAGAAAAAGAGCATATTTGGCTGAATGTAAATCTAAGTCAAAAGCCATTGAAGAAAAGATGGAAGACTTGGACAAGCAGTTAAAAGCGCTTAATGAAGAGTATTTGAAAGTTATCAAGGAAAGAGACAAGGCAACTGTTGAAGTATCTAGTCTAGTAGATAATCCTACAGATGAAATTGAAAGAAGCATCAAGGAGATTGATGATACAAACACTAAGGTTCGTACGAACCTTGAAAAGAAAAAAGCAGAGCAAGAAGCCAATGACCTCAAAAAGGAATATGCTTCTAAGTCACAGGAATTAGAAGATATTAGAAAAGAAAAGGCTAGCTTATTAAATAATGTTGATCTACCTCTTGAAGGGCTAGGGATTGAAGATGGAAAAATTACTTATCTTGGTCAAGAATGGGATAACATGAGCGGTTCACAGCAGCTAAAAGTGGCTACTGCTATCTGCAGAAAAATCAATCCTAATTGTGGCTTTATCCTGTTGGATAAATTGGAGCAGATGGACATGAACACACTCAAGGAATTTGGCACTTGGCTAAAATCTGAAGGATTACAGGCTATCGCTACACGAGTAAGCACAGGTGACGAGTGTTCAATCATTATTGAAGATGGCTATGTTGCCAAAAATAATTTAGAAAAAGAAAAGAAAGAAGAAGCAAAAACAGTTGCTAATTCTTGGGAAGGAGTGAAGTGGTAATGAATTTTGAAATCACAAAAGGAAAAATAAAGAAGCCTTATAAAGTAGTCGTTTATGGTCCTGAAGGAATTGGGAAGTCAACCTTTGCTTCTCATTTTCCTGACCCTTTATTTATCGATACAGAAGGATCTACTAGATCATTAGATATCAAGAGACTTCCTAAGCCAACATCTTATGAAATGCTCAAACAGGAGATTGATTACATCATTCAGAATAATACATCTATCTGTAGAACATTAGTCATTGATTCAATCGACTGGGGAGAATCATTAATCGTTCAGGATATATGCAATAAATATCAAAAGAAAGGCATTGAAGATTTTGGTTACGGAAACGGCTACGTCTACACAAAAGAGGAAGTCGGAAGACTTCTCAATAGATTAGAAAATGTAATTGACAGTGGAGTGAATGTCGTGCTGACTGCACACGCTCAGATTAGAAAATTTGAAAAACCAGATGAAAGTGGTGCTTTTGACAGATATGAATTAAAACTGGGTAAGAAGACTGCTTCACAGACTGCGCCTCTTGTAAAAGAATGGGCTGATATGGTTCTATTCGCAAATTATCAGACATTCGTCTCAAAAGATGAAAAAGGCAAAACAAAAGTATCAGGAAACAGAAGAGTAATGTATACAGTTCATAACGCTTGTTGGGATGCCAAGAACAGAGATGGCCTTCCAGAAATGTGTGACTTTGATTATAGAGTCATTAAGCCAATCATTGAAGAACCATTGAATAATGTTTCTAGCGCTCCTGTAAATGAAAGACCACAAACACAAGTGAATGTGCCTGTTGAATCAAAAGAGCCACAGATTGAAGAAAATAAGCCTGTAAGTGCTATTGATTTTGGCTCTGAAGAATATCAGAAGATTCCTTCTAAAGTAAGAGACTTGATGAAATGTGACAGTATATCAATTGAAAAACTAAAAGAAGTCATCTTCTTAAAGGGATTCTTCCCAAAAGATACTCCAATCGAAAATATGCCTAATGACTTCTGGGAATTCATTGCCAGCAATTGGAGCAACTTAAAAGACTTTATCACAGAAACAGAAATTCAATTTTAAAAGGAGATTAAGAAATGGATAACAATTTTAATAACTACAATCAAAACAACTTCAATCAGAATAATTATAACCAAGCTACTCAAAATGATGGCGCTATGGGCTGGGATGATGAAATCACTGCCGAAGCCAAGGAATACACATTATTACCTGTTGGAACTTATCAATTCATCATTAAAGATAATTTTGTTAGATCTAAAACTTCAGGCAAAGGAAAACTTCCTGTATGCAATAAGGCTGACATCACTCTAACAATCAATTATGAAGGAAAAGAAGTAAAAGTGACTACTTCTTTGGTTCTTCATAAATCACTTGAGTGGAAGATTTCTCAATTCTTCGAGTGTATTGGAATGAAACAGAAAGGAGTTCCGTTCCGTCCAGATTGGAATGGAATTGTTGGTAAGACAGGAACAGTTAAAATCTCTCATAGAGAATATAACGATTCAACTTACAATGATGTAAAAGAATTCGTGATCAGTGATACTCCAGCACCAGCACAGCCACAGACCTGGGGAAACAATAGCTGGAAATAATGAAGTTAAGAGATTATCAACAAAAGGCTCATGATGCTATATTCACAGAGTGGGAAGAGAAGGGAACTCAAAGAACCCTTCTTGTTCTTCCTACTGGCTGTGGAAAAACAATAGTATTCGCAAAAGTGGCTGAGGACTGTGTTAAAAAAGGAGATAAGGTTCTTATTTTAGCACATAGAGGTGAACTACTAGAACAGGCATCGGACAAAATAAAGAAAGTGACAGGACTTGGATGTGCAGTCGAAAAAGCTGAACAGACATGTATTGGCAAATGGTTTCGAATTGTTACAGGTAGTGTTCAGACACTACAGAGCGATAAAAGATTGTCTAAATTCTCAAGAAATTATTTTGACACAATAATCATTGATGAAGCCCATCACGTTTTAAGTAATGGATATCAGAAGGTATTGGAATATTTCAACAGTGCAAAAGTACTTGGAGTAACTGCCACTCCAGACAGGGGAGACATGAAGAACTTAGGCTCTTACTTTCAAACTTTGGCATATGAGTATACTTTACCAGAAGCGATTAAAAGTGGGTATCTAGTACCAATAAAAGCACTGACTATACCGCTGACTTTGGATTTATCAAGCGTTTCAATGAGCGCTGGAGACTTCAAAGCAAGTGATATTGGTAGCGCACTAGATCCGTATCTTGAAGGTATTGCTAATGAGATGGAAAAGTACTGCAAGAATAGAAAAACAGTTGTTTTTCTTCCATTGATTTCTACATCTCAAAAGTTTGTTGAAATATTAAATAAGCATGGTTTCAAAGCCACTGAAGTGAATGGTAATTCCAAAGATAGAAATGAGATCACAAAAGACTTTGCGGAAAATAAATACAATGTCCTTTGCAACTCGATGTTATTAACGGAAGGATGGGATTGCCCTGACGTTGATTGTGTCATTGTTCTAAGACCAACAAAAGTAAGAAGTCTTTATTCTCAGATGGTTGGAAGAGGTACAAGGCTATCACCTCAAACAGGAAAGAAAGACTTACTTTTATTGGATTTCCTCTGGCACAGTGAAAGACATGAATTATGTCATCCGGCCTCACTTATCTGTAACAGTGATGAAGTTGCTAGAAAAATGACCAAGAAGCTAGAAGACAGTGCAGGAGTTGAAATGGATATCCAAGAAGTCGAAGAAGAAGCCTTGAAGGATGTCCAAGAGGAAAGAGAAAAAGCACTTGCTGATCAGCTAGAAGAAATGAGAAAACGCAAGAAGAAATTGGTTGATCCATTGCAGTATGCAATGAGCATACAGGCTGAAGACTTGCAGAATTACATTCCTTCTTTTGGCTGGGAGTGTGCTCCAGCGAATGAAAAGCAGTTAAAATATTTAGAATCGCATGGAATCGAGTCTAATGAAGTTCCTAACGCTGGATATGCCTCAATGCTGATTGATAGATTGAAGTTAAGAAGTAAAGAAGGATTGGCTACTCCAAAACAGGTGAGATTCCTTGAAAGAAAAGGATTCAGGAATGTTGGAACTTGGAAATTCAAAGATGCTAATTCTATGATTTCTAGAATTTCTGCAAATAGCTGGAGAATTCCAAAAGGAGTACAAGCTTCTACTTATAAACCAGAAGGAGTTGAATAAGAATGAAACAATACAATCTATTAGAGTTACTTGACTATATCAACCCTTCAGAACTCTCCTACCAGGAATGGACTAACGTTGGAATGGCCCTCAAGCACGAAGGATATGAAGCAAGCGACTGGGATTCCTGGAGTGCTCAGGACTCTGAAAGATATAAAAGAGGGGAGTGCTTCACAAAATGGAATTCCTTTAATGAGACAGCAGGGGATATTGTCACAGGCGGAACAATCTTCGATTATGCCAAAAGAGGTGGTTTCGTTCCTCCAAAAAAAATAGATCCTAATGAGGGTGTTCTTGATTGGGAGGACGAAATTGGAAATATCATAGACAAGGACTCTATAGATAGTATTGAGTTACATGAACCTAGTGATTCAAGTTGGAATCCAGCAAATGAGTTAATCAGATACTTAACTACTCTATTCGATACAGATGAATATGTTGGCTTCGTGGTTTCCTCGATAGAAAACGAAAAAGGAAAATTCATTCCTGGAAATCGTGGAAACTTTAGAATGACAGCAGGGCAGATTGTTGAAGGGCTTCACTCGTGCAATGGCGATATTGGTGCAGTGATTGGAGACTACAATCAAGCAGCAGGTGCATGGATTCGTTTCAATCCATTAAATGGCGAAGGTGTTAGAAATACTGATATAGCATCATTCAAATACGCTCTTGTAGAATCTGACAGCTTGGACATAGGCAAGCAGTTGTCTATTATCCATCAATTAGAACTGCCTGTTGCTGCAGTCGTATACAGCGGTGCTAAATCAATACACGCTATAGTCAAGGTTGATGCTTCAGATAATAAAGAATATAGAGAAAGAGTAAGTTACTTATATAAGATATGCGATAAGAACGGACTTGAAGTTGACAGTCAGAATAAGAATCCATCAAGACTTTCGAGAATGCCTGGATGTATTCGTGGTGATCATAAGCAATTTATCATTGAAACTAACACAGGAAAAGAAACGTGGTCGGACTGGGTCGAATGGGTTGAATCAATGAATGATGATTTACCTGATGAAGAAAATTTGGCCGATGTATTATTCAATCTTCCTGATTATGCAGAAGAATTAATCGAGGGAATCTTAAGACAAGGTCATAAAATGCTATTGGTCGGTCCTTCAAAAAGTGGTAAGTCGTTCTCTTTGATAGAATTATGTATCGCTATTGCAGAAGGCACAAAATGGATGGGCAGACAATGCAAACAGGGAGACGTGCTATATGTCAATTTTGAATTAGATAGAGCCTCATGTCTTCACAGGTTTAAAGATGTTTATCAAACATTAGGACTGACTCCCAATAATGCAAACAGAATTTTTATCTGGAACTTGAGAGGGAAGACTCCTGCACTAGATCAGTTAGTACCAAAACTGATTAGACGAGCAGAAAAGAAAAAATATATCGCTGTAGTAGTTGACCCTATTTATAAAGTCATTACTGGAGACGAAAACAGTGCTAGTGAAATGGCTAAGTTCTGTAATCAGTTTGATAAGATAGCAGATGCGCTTGGTGCATCTGTCATCTATGCACATCACCACTCAAAAGGTGCTCAAGGTGGCAAGAAGTCAATGGACCGTGCAAGTGGCTCAGGAGTCTTTGCAAGAGACCCTGATGCGCTGCTAGATATGATTGAGTTGGATATGAATAAAGAAGTCAAGGAACACTTCATTAATGAAGCAAGAGTTGAAGCAATGCAAGCTGTACTTGATAAGTATGTACCTAAATGGAAAACTTACATCTATCAGACTAAGAAAACAGATGATCATGATTTTGAAGCAATGAATGATTACTGTGCTGAAATGCTTGGATTCGAACAGATGAACGAATTGCAGTATCTGACTGAATTAAAAGTTGATGAAGCTAAGCACATTACTGCCCTTCAGATATCTGGAACTCTTAGAGAGTTCGCTACGTTCGACCCCATTAACTGCTTCTTTAAATATCCTGTTCACTTCTTGGATAATGCTAATTTGCTAAAAGGGTGCCGTCCTGAAGGTTCAAAGAAAAAGTCTAAGTTCGAAAAGATGAACGAGACTAATAAGAAGAAACAGGATGAAAATATTGAATTATTCTTAAATGCTTTCGAACAGTTAAATCATGATGGACAGGTTACTGTAAAAGAACTTGCTGAAAGTGGTTTGATGATGGGAAAGACGTATCACGCTTTAGCAAGGACAATTCCTAGATGGATAGAGCAAGAAAAATTAGAAGGCTTCAAATACGAAAAAGCAATCATCACAAAGTTGTAGCATGTGTAAGTAGCACACATATATAAATATATATGTGCTACTGCTAAAAAATAAAATACAGTTGCTATTTATGTACATACATACTTATAGGGAATTTAAGATTCCCCTATAAGTGTATGTCACATAATAACAAAGTAACTGTAAACAAAGAGGTATTAAACAATGCAGTTTTTTATAAAGATGATTCCTCCAACAATTACAGCGCAGGAGCATAGAATCGGTAAATATGGAGTATATAAAAGTCCTGAACAGAAACAGGCATACGTTAAGTTAAGAGATGCAATCGCACCTTACGCTCCTAACACTCCGATTGATCACGCTTGCCAGTTGATTGTTAAATGGTGCTTTCCGTTAAACAAAAGTCACAAAGTTGATGGCGAGTATAAATACACAAAGCCTGATACTGATAATTTGAATAAGATGTTGAAAGACATTTTGGAAGAGTTAGGCTTCTACACCAACGATTCAAGAGTGGCTTCTGAAGTAATTGAAAAATTTTGGAGCGCCGTTCCAGGAATATACATTTCATTAGAGGAATTATGAAATACGTATATAAGAAAGTCGATTATTACTCTATGCAGCAGTTAATGGATTTAATCGAACAGTTAAAAAATGAATATCAAATTATAGGATATGAGGCATATGCACAAGAACAGTATGCAGTATTGACTTTATATCCTAAGAAAGAAGAGAAAAACAAATGGAAAAATTATATCTGGTAAAGTTAGGAAAATTATATGTAACTAATACATCAAGTGATTCAGTCACTTTAAAAGAAAATGCAGAAAAGGCAAAAGTGTTCACTGATGAGTTAGAAGCTGAAACATTGGCTAATATTCTAGGTGCTCAGTTAATTACTTTTGTTTTGGAGGGCTAGAGATGTTTAAAGAAATAGGAAGAGTAGTGGAATTATTAAAATACCCACAAAGTATAATTTTAGGATTGGATAAAGTAGCACATATTAATAGTGATGATTTAACTCTCACTATTACATCAGAAGAATGTGCTGAACTAATCCAATCTATTACAAAAGTAAAAAGATATGGATTTCATGATAAATATGAAGAAAATTTGCACGAAGAAGTGGCTGATGTGCTTATCTGTATTGCTGAGTTAGTATGTTTAGGTTACTTAGATGTTGATAAAGTTAAAGACTATCAAAAGTTAAAAATCAACAGAGAAATAGAAAGAGCAATCCAGAAAGAAGACAAACTAAGAAAGGAGTCTAAAAAACATGGAACTTGTGAGTAGTCAGAAACTAGAAGCAGTCGCTGACTTCTTGGCAGATGATGAAGTGTTTGGAATTGCTCCATGTTCGCATTTTAATAATTCTCTAAAAAGAAATAGAGTTGACGTGTCTTGTGACATTGGGGATTGTGACGGAGACTGTCCATTCTATTCAAAAGAAAACTTTATCAAGTGGATTAAAAAACCAGATAGTATGTATGATACTGAAGACTTGAAGAAACCTAAAAAAGAGGACTTCCTGTGTTATGACAATGCAAGCGGTAGAATTTGCTTGAATGATGATTACGTGAAAGCATTAGAAGAGTATTGCAATAGATTAGAAGAAGAACTTGCAGACACAGAATATGATTTAGAAACTGCTGAGTGTGATAATAGAGAGTTAACAGAAAAGTTAGAGAAGGTTAGAGGTGCTCTTAATGGGCCGCATTGTAGTAGATGAAGAGAAATTGAGATGTTTCGTTAATGCATCTTTATTTACTTGCATGGATTTGAATTATCACCTTTTTAAGTATAAGAGTTGTATCATTAGATGTCAGGACTGTCCTTTGACTACTGTTGAAAGCACTATAGAATGGCTGAAGGAGAAAAAAACATGACAATGATTGAAGTAGATGAAAAGAAACTAGATGTAGTATTGAATAATTCACTTATTAACTGTTTAGGTATATCTTCTGATTATTTTAATGATAGATCATGCGAAAAGTTCAATCTTGAAGTCAAATCATTTTCGTGCTCATTATGCTGCCTTAAGAATAAGCAGAGCATAAAAGAGTGGTTGAAAGAAGATTAATTATTTTGGAGGAAGACTAAAATGTTAAATGCGGAAAAGTTTAGGAAAGAAATATTAGAAAATTCAAATGTTGTTTTTGATTTTTCAATGAGCAAGGATAAGCATACAATTAAGAAATGCCTTGGTGTTTGTGATGATTGTTTCTTTTGCGAAGCAGGAAATCACTGCTCGAATATTAAAGTTAAATGGCTCTTATCAGAGTACAAAGAGCCTATTAAATTAACTAAATTTGAGTATTTCATTTTAGACTGGTTGTTGAATAGCCAGTACGTTCGATATATTGCAAGAGATAGAAACGGAAACTTATACGCTCACATTAATAAACCATGTAGAGTGAAATACGAATGGAGAGGTAACGTTAGTGCTGTTGATTTAACTATATTTGGTGAGCTCTTTGCTTTTGTTAAGTGGCAAAATACAGAACCTACACCTATCAAAGATGTTCTTGATAACTGTGAGGTGGTTGAGAGTGATTTATAAAGAAATATTAGATATGGTAGCAGATGCAGCATATAACAAATTCATTCACGGCCTTGATTATGACGGATTGAAAAGTACGATTGTCGAATGTGCAACCAAAATTTACATTGCACAAATGCAACTTGAAAAGGAAAAATTACAAGAAGAATATGACGATCTTTATGAGGGACATGACAAACTTTCTTATGAATGGGCAAAGTTAAAGAAAGAAAATAGAGAACTTAACAAAAAATACAATGAACTTCTTGGAGATTTTAACAGAATTAACAGCGAACCTCTTCTAAGAAAAATGACTATTGCTGAACTGAAGGAAAGGGGATTTTTAAGAAATGAGAGTAAATGAAGTGCTAACAAGAGTCGATGAAGATGAACTCTTTAACATTAGATGTAAAAGTTGGAATTTTTGTATACAAGGAACAAAATGGGAAATCACTCATAGTGACACATTTATGGATAACCATTTTGGAGATATGTTAGTAACTCATATTGAAGTAAATGATTTGCCAAGAGGACACGCAATCATGCTATTGGTTGATTAAGAAGGAGTTTATAAGATGATATTTGTGTTCATTACGTTCATGATCATTCTTTGGATGATTATGATGTCTGGTTAAAGGAGATTGGATATGATGATTTGGATTATAATAATAGCAGCAGTGCTTATTTGGATCTTGATGACTGCATAATTTTTCGGAGGTGTATCGATGACTACAGAAGAAACTAAACAGTATTTGAAAAACTACAAGAACATGATGCATAGAATAGAATATATTGATAACAAGCTAATCAATGTTAAATCAATACCTTATGATGATTCTTCAGTAGGATCATACGCAGAGCCAAAAACAAATAATGATTACATCATGATGAAAGATAAGTATCTTAAAGAAATGAACAGTATAAGAGCATCAGTTGAAAGCATAGAAGATATGACTCTAAGAGATGTGTTGTTCTATCGATACATAGAATGTTTAGAGATATATGACATTGCTGATATCATGGAATGTTCTAATACATCTGTATTTGCTTATCTGCGTGATGCGATTAAAGAACTTTCAATTATTCTTGATTAATTCTTATTAAACTGTATTAATCTGCATTAATCAGAAGCGCACAGCACTTAAAAGGGTGCTAGTATGGTATTAGACAGAAATATATATAAGAGGACCGGACAATACAGTTTGGTCCTTTTTACATTAAGAATCATTAAGGAGGTGTATTAGTTGTATGACAGAAAAACAGAGACTGTTTGCAGATGAGTATCTGAAAGATCTAAATGGGACGCGTGCTTATAAAACGATATACACTACTATCAAGAATGATAATGTTGCAGCAGTAAGAGCAAATACACTTCTTAAGCAGAAAGACATTTCTGATTATATAAGCAAAAGACTTGAAGAAATTCATAATGAGAACACGGCTGACATCCAAGAAGTGATGGAGTATCTTACATCAGTCCTCAGAGGGAAATCAGCCTCAGCGGTATTGATGATGAGTGGCAATGGTATGCAGAAGGTCGCTGAGAAGCCTCCGGATGAGAAGGAAAGGCTTAAAGCTGCAGAACTTCTTGGAAAGAGATTCGGTATGTTCAAAGATAATGTCGATATTACATCTAATGGTAAAACAGTAATCGTGGATGATATAGATGAATAAAGTTAGTTTGAAATCTACTATCGGTCCGGCTTTCTATGAAGTTCATAAGCATGTAAAAAACAATGACTATACGCATTATTGGCTAAAAGGTGGGCGTGGCTCTTTAAAATCTTCTTTTATCGGTGTTGAGATACCTTTAGGTATTATGAGAGATGCACAGCGAGGTGTTATGAGTAACGCTGTTATCATGAGAAGAGTAAAAGACACTCTCAGAGATTCAGTATATGAACAGATTAAGTGGGGCATCTATAAGTTAGGTGCTCAGGATGATTGGTTAATACCTGAGTCTAAATTAAAAATGACTTATATGCCAACAGGTCAGCAGATAATATTTAAGGGTGCCGATGAACCTAAAAAAATGAAGTCAACAAAGGTCCATATAGGTTATGTTAAATATGTCTGGTATGAAGAATGTGACGAATTCGAAACATATGATAAGATAACCAATATCAATCAGTCTCTTTTGCGTGGTGGACATGAGTATTGTGTCTTTTATTCCTTCAACCCTCCTGAAAGCCAAAGAAATTGGTGCAACAGGCAAGTTCTAGTTAAGAGGGATGATACATATGTCTCTCACACAACTTACTTACAGGCGCCTCCTGAATGGCTTGGAGAACAGTTCTTGATTGAAGCAGAGCATACTAAGAAAACAAATATTGAAAAATACAATCATGACTACTTAGGTGAAGTAACTGGCACAGGTAGTGAGGTTTTCACAAACCTTGATATCAGAGAAATCACAAAAGAAGAAATTGATGTATTCGATAGATTGAAATTCGGACTAGACTTTGGTTATGCTGGTGACCCTTTGGCCTTTATCAAAGCTAACTATGATAAGACGCGCAGACGTCTTTTTATTTTTGATGAAGTATATGGCACTAGGTTGTCGAACGCTGATGCCGTCAAACTTATCAAAGAGATTAACCCACTTAACGATCAAGTAACTGCCGATTCAGCTGAACCAAGAACTATAAATGAATTCAAACTGTTAGGGTTAAGAATAACAGGCGCCAAGAAAGGTCCTGACAGTGTAAAAAACGGTATCAAGTTCTTACAGGACTTAGAATCAATCATCATAGATCCTGTTAGATGTCCTAATGCTTACAGGGAATTCAATGAATATGAGATTGAAAAAGATAAGGACGGCAACCTTAGAGGTGACTTCCCCGATAAGAATAACCACGCTATCGATGCCACTAGATATGCTATGGAACACGAAATACTTCAGAGTAAATGGACTTTGTAAAAAAGAGGTGATTGAATGCTGACAGAAGAAGAAATCTTGAAGTTTATTAACAATGATAAAACATCAAAAAAGAAACGACTTGCAAGAGTCGGAGAACGCTATTATGAGTCTGAACACGATATCTTAGATTATAGAATGTTCTACTATAATCAGGACGGTGTTTTAGTCGAAGATACAACTAGAGCCAATGTTAAGAAGTGTCACGGCTTCTTTGGTGAATTGGTGGACCAGGAAGTACAGTATATCTTGAGCGGAAAAGACGGCATAGTTCACTCAGACGACACTAAACTGCAGAAAGAATTAAATAAGTATTTCAATAGAAAATTCAAAAATGCTCTTAGTGAAGTAATCACAGGTGCAATCACTAAAGGCTTTGAATATATGTATGCCTACGTAAACAAGAAAGGCAGATTAACATTCGAACGTGCTGATTCTCTAGGAGTTATCGAAGTCAGAGAAAGAGAGACTGATGATGGATGCGCATATGTCATTTATTGGTACATTGATAAACTGACCAAAGATAACAAAGCAATTAAACGTATTCAGGTATGGGATGAAAATCAGACATATTACTATGTTCAGGAAGAAAACGGAAGACTTCTTTTAGATGATTCAGAACGAATTAATCCAAGGCCACACGTAATCTACACCAAAGATGGTGATGATACTATCTATTATGAAAACTTTGGCTATATTCCTTTCTTTCGACTAGACAACAACAAGAAGCAGCATTCAGGAGTCAAGGCTATTAAATCGTTGATTGACGATTATGACATGATGGCTTGTGGATTGTCTAACAACTTAGCCGACTTTGACCATCCAACATACGTGGTAAAAGGATTCGAAGGAAATGACTTTGAAGAGTTGCAAACCAATCTGAAAACAAAGAAGATGATAGGAACTCCAGAAGGTGGAGGGCTTGAGGTTCATACTATCGAAGTGCCTTATCAAGCAAGAATTGCTAACATGGATAAAGATGAAGAAAACATCTATCGCTTTGGCATGGGCTTTAATTCTGCACAGGTGGGCGATGGCAATGTTACAAACGTAGTCATCAAATCAAGGTACGCTCTTCTAGATCTTAAGTGCAATAAGCTACAGGCAAGGATTGAGGAGTTCCTGGATAACATCCTTGAGGTTGTTCTAAAGGAAATCAACAAGAACAATAAGACCGATTATGATATCGATGATGTTTATTACAGCTTTGAAAAAGAAATCATAATAAATGAATCAGACAATGCACAGATTGAATTATTAAAGGCTCAGAAGAGACAGACTGAAATTAATACTATTCTTTCACTTGCTGAAGTAATCGATAACGAGACTATTGTTAAATTGATTTGTGAACAGCTGGATATTGATTATGAAGAAATCAAAGATAAACTCCCAAAGCCAAAAGAAGCGTACGAGCAAGTAGATGATGTGACCGATACGTTAAACAATACGGTGCCAGATGAATAAGAGACAGCTAGAAGTTGAAAAAGCCAAACTGCGAGAAGAGAAGAAGCTTCTTAAAGAATTAAAAAAGATATATGAAGATGCAGCTAAAGAAGTAGAGCAGAAGATAAGGATTTCAAATGGTAAGATTGACTTACTTCTTTCTGTCTATGATGAATTAGATGATAAGCAAAAATCATTGCTTCAATCTCAGATATATCAGAAGAAGTTTCAAGAAAATCTCAAAAGGCAGTTAGATGAACTGATTGGGAATTTAAACGCTGATTCTTATGACAGCATTACAAGATATCTAACAGATTCCTATTACACAGGATATATCGGAACTATGTACGATATTCAAGGCCAAGGCATACCGCTAATTACTCCTATCAATGAGAAGCAAGTCACAAGGGCTATGACATTAAATACTAAATTGAGTGTACCATTGTATACTAGAATGGGTATTGATGTTGGAGTTCTCAAAAAACAGATTGCAAAGCATATCTCAAGAGGTATAGCCACATCTTCGTCTTATGCACACATTGCTAGAAACATAGATGGAGCATCTAATATTGGTTTTAATAAAGCAATGAGGATTGCTAGAACCGAAGGGCATAGAATACAGGTTCTTAGCGCTAATGATGCGCAGCATGCAGCAAAAGCCAAAGGTTGTGAAGTAGTCAAGCAGTGGGATGCTACACTTGATGGAAGAACTAGACCAATGCACAGGCTTCTTGATGGGAAGCTTGCAGAAATAGACGAGCCTTTTGTGGTAGATGATATGGAAGTTATGTATCCTGGAGGCTTTGGGATTGCTTCACAGGATGTAAACTGTAGATGTGCGCTCCTTCAACGCGCTAGGTGGGCTTTAGATGCTGATGAACTCAAGACACTGAAAGAAAGAGCCGAGTATTATGGGCTTGATAAGAGCGATGATTTTCGAGACTTTAGAGAAAAATACTTGATGACATCGAACAGATTGAAAAGCTCAAATGATGATGGTAATATAGACATAGAAATAGATGGGTTCGCGCCTTGCCTTATTGAATGCAAAACAGGCAGAGTGGTTAATACTACTGTGAAAGAAATGAAACGAAGCGAATTAAAAGGATATAATAAGACAAGCGGATGGTATATTAATTGATCTAAGGTTCCACATGATCAGACCATAAAAGCTATATTCGCAGAAGGCAACGAGGAAATACAAGGCCTTATAGCATATAAGGCTGCACCTGATAAGTACACTATAGAGATTCATTGGATAGTTGCTAATCCCAAAAGCAATGGCCATTTAACAAAGAATAAAGAGTACAAAGGAATTGGTGCACATTTGTTTGCCATTGCGGCAAAGATTTCATTTGATGAGGGCTATGACGGTTATGTTCAAGCCAAAGCTGCTAATAGTCAATTGTTAAATTATTATATCGGTAAATTAGGCGCAAGATATTTAGGTGGTTATGAATTTTATTTAGATACCGCAGTAGCAAAAGAGTTATTAGCAAAATGTAATTGGAGGGATGAATGATGAAAAGTAAATTTGAACCAATACCAGACCCGACAGAAGAAGATGGATTCGAAGGTATATATGTCGGGGATCTAGAAGATGGTGAAAAATGTAGTACAGAATTTTCATCGTATGATTTACGTGGCTTAACAAAGTATTTACAAGAGCATAATTTGGAACAGCCAACTGAAGAAATACTATTAATGTTTAGAAAGTAGAATTTATTTAAACGGTTCCTCAGAACCGTTTTTATTTTACCCTGAAAGGAGGCATTTAATGTCCGAAGGACTGCGACCGCACAGACACTGTTATTTTGAAGTAGAATCAAAAAGATACTTCGATAAAAACAGAGGGTGTGCAATCAGAAAAACGCACTATGAGTGCATGATATGCGGTCATGAGTTCTATGAAACAGTAGAACTTTCTCATGATCCACCGCAATACAAGAATAAAAACAATGTATTAAATAGAAATAGAAACAGAGGCTAGACGTAGACTCTTTTTATTTTGCCCTGAACATGGCATTTAAAAGGTTTATAAAATTCATCCAGCATGATGTTAAAACTGCGACCGCACTAGAAGACACTAGATTTAAAAACGAAGCGGAGAGAGGTATTACATGGATTTTCTTAAGGATATTCTAGGCACTGAGTTATTTGAACAGGTGGCTAATGCAGTAAATGCATATAACGGCAATGAAGCGAATAAGGATAAACAGATTAAGATTGCAAATCTAGCAAGTGGTAAATACGTTGATAAAGGCAAATATACGGCTCTTGAGGAATTATTAAATAAGAAAGATACCGATTTAACGGACGCTCAGAAACTTATTGAAGGTCTAAAAGAATCGGCCGGAAAAGGCGAAGATATGGCTGCTAAGATTGCAGAATTTGAGACAACTATCAGAGATCAGCAGGAAGAACTAAAAAAAGCAAAGACAGAGTCAGCATTAAAGATTGAACTTCTTTCAGCTGGTGCCAAGGCTGACGACATTGATTATTTACTCTTTAAATTAGGTAATGACAGTGATTTTAAGGCTGAACTTGACGAAAACGGCAAGTTAAAAGGCATTGATGAAAAAATGAAGAATTTAAAGACTATTTATCCTAATCAGTTCGAAGCCGAAACATCTAAGAAAATTGATGAAAATAACTTACCAGGCGGCAAAACCGACGATACTCCTGAACCAACCACTTTGACAGGAGCAATCAGAAACAGATATGAAAATAAAGAATAAAGAGAGGATTAATATATGCCAATTTTATTAAAAGACATGAAAGTTGGAATGCATGACAAAGTTGCTGAACAGGTAGTTGACTCATTTATCAGACATTCCGAAGTATTAGAATTATTACCATTCGATAATGCAGTCTCACCAAGTGGAGGCTCTACATTAACATATGGATATGTACAGACTAAATTACCTTCTAACACTGCATTCCGTGCTTTAAATACTGAATATGCTTCTAGTGAAGCAAAATTAGAACAGAAAGCCGTTAACTTAAAGGTATTTGGTGGTGCTTTCGAAATTGACCGTGTTGTTAAGGATGCAGAAGGCATGTACGATAACATGGCATACCAGATCGATGAAAAGGTCATCTCAGCAATCGGAACATTCCACAATGCGATGATCAATGGAGATTCAGCAACTAACTCTGAAACCTTTGATGGCTTAGACAAGTTCTTAGTTGGTCAGACAACAGAATTTAATACAGGCGCTTACTACGATTTATCAACAATGGCTAAGCTAGAAGAAAATGCCAGTGTATTCTATGAAGCATTAATCAAATTAATCAACAGAACAGGCGCAGATGCTTTATTTGTGAATGAAGATATGAAGTCTAAAATTCAGACTGTTGCTAGAGTATTAGGATATAAGACAGAAAGTGAAGAGGCTTTCGGTCGTGTCGTTACTACTATTGGAGAAAACAAAGTAAGATTAATTGATTTAGGCGACGTTGTAACTGCTTCAGGAGAAACAGCTGTCGAAACTCCTATCATCGGATTAAAGACTAGAGAAGTTGGTTCTGAAACAAGTGTGACAGGATTAACAGATATCTATGCTGTTAAGTTCGATGTAAAGAAAGGATTCCACGGTGTTACTTTAACAGGATCTAGCGGAGTGAATACTTATTTACCTGATTTCAACACTCCAGGAGCAGTCAAGAAGGGTGAAGTTGAAATGGTTGCTTGTGTTGCCTTAAAGAATACAAAAGGCGCTGGAGTATTAAGAAACGTTAAAATCTTATAGGAGGTATGACTATGGATAAAAAGAAACATTATGAAGTGAAGACACCTATTGAAGATTACTGTGGCATCGGTGCTGCAGGTGTTCAGTTTGCTTATGGCAAGGCTGAAGTATACGACGAATGGGTGGCGCAGTGGTTCGAAGAACATGGCTATACTGTAGAAGAAGTGAAAGAAGAAACTGAAGCAGTTTCAGAAGCGCCAAAAACAGAAGCCAAGCCAAAAGGCAATGCTAAAAAATAAGAAAAGAGGTGATTTTCTATGATCATGACAATTGAAGAGTTCAGGCTTTTGAATGATACAGATGACTCAGACGAAATCATCAAAATGAAATTAGAAGCCTTAGAATTGATGATTAGAAAATACACTAATAATAATTTCCAAATGCGCAATTTTAGAACGACCGCCAATATTTCAGACGGTCGTTTTTCTTTTACTGGTCCTCAATTTTTTAAGGTTGGTGACACTGTACAGGTATCTAATTCATCTTTTAATGATGCTTTATATACTGTGACAGAAGCAAATGAGCATGACTTTGTGGTTGACAAGCCTGTTAATAATGAGGCTCGCGTCTTATGCACTAGAGTAGAGTATCCTGCCGACATTAAAATGGGAGTTATCAACCTCATGAAATGGGATAAAGAGAACAGAAGCAAGGTCGGAGTACAGTCAGAAACGATTTCTAGACACTCTGTTACATATTTTAATATGGATGGGGATAATTCTTCTCTTGGCTATCCAAAGTCTCTCACAGGCTTCCTAAAGCCTTATATGAAAGCGAGATTCTAATATGATAGGTGGAAACATTACAGCAACTCTTCAAAAGTGCATCTATTCATTCAACGAGATTGGTGAGCCTATTGAAGATTATGCGGAATCAATCTCTTTGTTTGGTTTCTTAGACTTGTCAAGTGGTGACAGTCATTACACTAACTTTAACGCAAAGGTACAGGAGTCAACCCACATTTTCATCTGTGATTATAAGGACTTGAAAGGCTATAGTGCTGATAACTCAAGGTTGATTGTAAATGAAGAAGTCTATGATGTGACTTTGATTGATGATCCGATGGGAATGCATCAACATTTAGAAATCTATTTACGATACAAAGGTGCACAGAATGAGCAAAATACAATTTGAAGATAACTCAATGTTTATAATCGACGAAATTGAGAGCGCAGCTTTAAAGTTTTTGGAAGAAGCAAGTGGAGAACTTGAGTCACAAGTCAAGAGAAACACCAGAGTGGACACTGGTCAGTTAAAAAACTCGTGGGAGCACGTGGTAGATGCTGACAACATGATTGGGATTGTTGGATCAGCAGAAGAGAATGCTATATGGGAAGAGTTCGGCACAGGTGAGTACGCTCTTAAAGGTAATGGTCGCAAAACCAAGTGGAAGTATAAGCACCCTAAATATGGATGGGTTACTACTACAGGGAAAGCACCATCTAGAGCACTTGAAAAGGCTAAAAACACATCTAAGAAAAAGATTCAAGCAAGAGCTGAGGAAATCTTTGGAGGCATTGGAGAATGACACCAGAAGGCTTGAATTTTATTTCCGATGCATTAAAGCCACTTATTAACTATCACTTTCTCTATTACAAGACTGATAGAGTTGAATACCCTTATTGGGTTGGGGAATATATCGAAACTGAATACAGTGCAGAAACCAATTACCAGGAAACCCCTTTTATTCTCACAGGTGTAACAAGAGGCAGTTATTTAGAACTAGAAAAGCAAAAGGAAATTATTAAAAAGGCCCTCAAAGATAAGAGAGCCATTTTATCAAACGGAACAGGCATAGCAGTATATTTTGACTATTCAATGCCGATTCGTGTAGACGATATAGAATTGCAGAAAATACAGATTAATTTAACAATCCAAGAATGGGAGGTATAAATATATGGCGAATGAAACCATTCCTTCAAGTGGAATTACAGCCAAAACGCCTGAAAACATTATGTTAGGTGCTGGAACTATTCACAAGGGCTTGAAATATGAAGGCAGTAAATGGAACTTTGTAGAATCATTATTTTGCGCAACGTCAGGCGGTGGTTCAGTAAGTTTTTCTCCTGAATTATTAGACTTAGATATTGATGGAGCAACAGTCAAATTCGTTGGTGGCACTCTAAAAGTCGGAGAAAGCGCCAAGATGAAATTTAAACTGGCAGAAATTACTCCTGACTTTATTAAAAAGTCTATCTTTGCTAAAGAAGTGGAGAGCAGTACGGTAACAGGATATACAGAATTAGTATCTAAGCCACAGATTGAAACAGGTGACTATTACGAAAATCTAGCATATGTCGGAAAGAAAATTGATGGAACTCCAATCATCGTTATTTTTGATAAGGCACTATGCACATCAGGTTTTTCTATTGAAGGTGAAAATAAAAAGATGGTAGTACCTGAAGCAGAATTTGAGTGTTATGCGGAGTTGGAACAGGCTGATAAGAATGTACTACCTTATCACATCTATTACCCTAGTGCCGCAGCTGCATAACTAAATTAAGGATTGAAAGGAGTTATTTATGGAATATGAATTAAGAAAATTAAAAGCGACAGATGCATTTTTAATCATTAAACTAATTAATAAGTTTGGCATTATGGAATTCAAGAAATGCTTTAATGCGAATGAGATTGCTAAACTAGCAGAAAACAAGGAAGGACTATCAAAAGAGGAACTAACTGAAAAAGTCGGTTTCAATATCATTCTTTCTTGCTGCGCAGTTATTTTTGAAAACATTGGAAAATGTGAAAATGAGGTTTTTGAATTCTTGTCAGCTGTAAGCAATCTAAATAGAAAGCAGGTTGAATGCTTATCACTTGCAGAACTTGCACAGATGATTATTGAAATCTTTCAAAAAGATGAATTCAAAGATTTTTACAAGGTTGTTTCTGGATTGCTGAAATAGGAGAAGTCGGCTTCATGGATTTGGTTTACAAGAGGTATTCCAACCCCATGGAACTGATTGATAACATGATCTCTTTTTCTAATTTTTCAGAGTTCATTTCTGAACTTGCTGACAATGTGTCAGACGAGAAGTTATACGACATCTGGAAATCAAAAGTATATGATAAGTCATACGCTGACTTTAAGAATGAAATGATGACTAAATGGAAGAAAAACACAGGAATTGAAACATCTGAAACAATGACAGATGAAGAGATGGAAACAACTATAAATGACTCCTATGAAATTCTTAACAGTTTCAATCCTAATCTTTAAGAAAAAGAGAGGGGGAAATAAATGTTAGAATTATTTAAACTCTTTGGAACTATCGGATTAAAAGGAGTTGAAGAAACAAAAAAAGGTATAAAAGACACTGCTAATACAGCAAAAGAAGAATCTAGCAAGATTGAAAAAGCTGTAAACAAGACAGGTGAGATTGCTTCTAAAGTCGGCAAGGCTGCAATAATTGGAGCAACTGCAGCTGCAACGGCTATAGGCACTATTACGAAGTTTGTCATACAGCATTATGCTGAATATGAGCAGTTAGCCGGTGGTGTCGAAACTTTATTCGGTGCTCAAGGTCTGAGCCTAAAAAAGTATGCGCAGAGTATCGGGCAGACAGTTGAACAAGCAAGAGGAAAATATGATCAGTTAATACAGGCGCAGACAGAAGTCATGAATAATGCAAAAGTAGCATATAAGACGGCTGGAATGAGTGCGAATGATTATATGAACACTATTACTTCTTTCGCTGCTGCATTAAAGCAATCAACCGCAAATGAAACAGAAGCGGCTAAAGTCGCTAATCAAACTGTTATTGATATGGCTGATAATGCGAATAAGATGGGCACCAGTATGGAAGATATCCAAAACGCTTATCAGGGGTTCTCTAAACAGAACTACACAATGCTCGATAACCTTAAACTTGGCTATAGCGGCACGAAATCAGAGATGGAGCGACTTTTACAGGGCGCTGAAAAACTGACAGGGGTTCACTATGACATCAATAATTTAAGTGATGTATATAATGCCATCCATGAAATACAGAAGAATCTAGGCATTACAGGTACAACAGCCAAAGAAGCGATGAAAACTATCGACGGCGCTATGAAGATGACTAAAGCGTCATGGGATAACCTTTTAACAGGTCTAGCAGACCCTAAACAGGCAGTTGGACCGCTTATTAGTGAATTTGCTAAGAGTTTGGGAATTCTTGCCAAAAATGTGACTCCAAAAATCAAGGAAGTATTTGATGCACTTCCTAATGCATTGATACAGATTACACCGCAGCTAATGAATATGATCATTGATTTAGCGCCTTCTTTAATCCTTGCAGCTATTAATTTAGTGGCTGGATTAATTGGCGCATTGCCTGGTATTATATCTCCTATTTTCAGTCAATTATCTAGTCTAATTGGTTCTGGTATGATTGATAAAATAGGTCAGTCAATCTCTAGCAATATGCCTACTTTAATATCTAAAGGATTGGACATGTTACTTCAATTCTCTCAAGCAGTATTGACTTATCTTCCAGTGCTTGTGGGCATGGGAATGAAATTAATCTTTTATCTAGTACAAGGATTAATGTCAGCACTCCCTACTTTAATATCTAAAGTGCCTACTATCATAGCAAATCTAGCAGATGCATTCTCTAACAGCGCACAGACTATTTTTGCATGGGGAGTTAAAATCATTGCTGAAATCATTAAAGGTCTTGTAATGTCTATTCCTTCATTGATTGCAAATATTCCTAAAATTATTTATGCGATTTTTGCGGTATGGAATGCAATAAATTGGTGGAACTTAGGAAAAGGGCTTATTAATGGAATCAAGAACGGTATTACTAGTATGGGAGGATCTCTTACTAGTACAGCGAAAAACCTTTTTGAAAGTCTAAAAAACAACGTTTCAAACATCTTTAATAACATAAAGAAAGTTATTGAAAGTCCTATTTTCGGTGCTAAGACTAAAGTTTTAGCGATTATAGGAGAGTTGCAGAATGGTGTTAGAGTAGGCTTTAACTTCATTAAGTCACATGCCTCAAGTGTTTGGAACGGCATAAAGAACGCTATCATGTCACCAATGAGTACTGCAGCTAATTTTGTAAAAGCCATTATCAATAAAATTAAAGGGTTCTTTAATTTTAGGATCTCATGGCCGCATATTCCGCTACCTCATTTTAATATCAAACCTAACGGCTGGAATGTGGGTGACCTATTAAAAGGCAAAATCCCATCGTTGGGTATTAAATGGTATGCACAGGCGATGGACAATCCAATGATTTTGGACGCCCCAACAATTTTTGGAATGTCTAACGGTCAGATGCTTGGCGCTGGTGAAGCAGGCGCTGAAGTCGTGGCTGGAAGAGATACATTGATGAAGATGATTAATCAGGCATCTAACAACAGGGCTGATGAAATTCTAGATGCATTACATAGAATTATCGCTTTATTGTCTGATGAAGATAGACTACACGATATTATTGTAAAAGCACTAAATGATGGTTCTTTTGCTGTTATGTTAGATGGTCGAGAAGTGGGAAGGATTGTGAGAAAATATGCTGGATAAAATTAAACATACTAACTCAAACAATGAGACACTAGACTTTACTTCTCTTGGCATCTTTGTGAATTACAATGACTTGAGAAATTTTGAGTGGATTGTGAAATCCAATAACAATAGAATCACCGGATTTTATAAAGGAATTGTCAAAAAGACGATTCCTTTTGTGTTTTTGGTTGCCGATCAGCAGAAAGCTAATGAGATTAAAAACCAATTTTATGAGCATTTTGAAATAGACATCCTCAAAAAAGAGAAAGGATATTTTGAAATAAATGGTTATAAATATTATTGCTATGCAATCAAGTCCACTAAAAGCAAATATCTAATTGATAAGAGACTCTTATATTTAAGCGTTGAAATCACTACAGATGACTCTTATTGGATTAAGGAGACAACATATACAGCCAACTTCACTTCCAGCAGTTCGAGAACAGTCACTAAATATCCTTTCACGTATCCTTTCACATATTCAGTTCCAAAAACAGTAAACATTGTAAATGATTCATTTACTGATACAGATATGATCATGCGAATCTATGGAAGATGCACGAACCCTATTATTAATATCAGTGATAACACTTATCAATTATATGTGACTTTAAATGCTGAAGAATACGCAGAGATTGACACATTCAAGAAGACTATCACAAAATATTCTTCTAATGGAGTGCGGTCCAATATATTCAACAGCCGTAACAAGTCATATGATGCTTTTAAGAAGATACCTCAAGGCTCATTTGACATTACAACTGTAGGTGTTGAGAAGGTTGACATAGTCTTGATTGAAAGAAGAGGTGAGCCTAGATGGGATTAGAATATATCTATACAGATAGTAACTACAACGAATTAGGATACCTCACTCATTTCGATGCTGACATTGAGATAGGAAAGTATGATGTAAGTAAGAACGATTTTGAATTGACATTATCCTTGGAAGATAGAGACCTTTTGTTTACTGTGGGGTCTCTTTTCTATAAGGAGAACACTGAAATTGGTGGAGTAATCCAGAGATTGAAGATTAATACGTCAGATAACACTATCACTTTGATAGGTCCTACATTTCGAGGACTGCTAGAAAAGGAATATGTACAACCACCAGCAGGAAGTGCATATTTAACTTTAAATGGTGAAGCTAACACATGCATCAATGTGTTGATTGATGGTAGGTTCAGCAATCTCTTTGTAGTCGATAACATAGGCGCTAGCAATATCAACGTTAAATATGATGTAAGAGATATAAATCTTTTACAAGCCTTAGAGAAAGCGTTAGGCGCTAGTAATGCGAGGTTATGCATTAGACATCATACAGATGGGAAAGTCCATCTTTATGCTGAAAAAATCAATGATTTAAGTGACACGCTGCAGTATGACAATGACTATCAGATAGATATGACAGTCAAGACTGAATCAAAGCCATACAATCACATTTTGTGTTTGGGAAAAGGTGAGTTATTAGATAGATTAAGAATTAATCTATATCTTCAGTCTGACGGCTCATGGACCGAATCCAATCAGGTATATACAGGATTAGACAGAAAGACATATAAACACGAGGATGTGAATGTTGAAAGTCGTGATGAATTAACCAAGAATGCAATTGAGAAAGTAGCAGAAGCGAATGAGAGCGATACGCTGGAAATCTCTTTTGATGCTGATAATGCAGAACTTTTTGACATTGTTGGAGCAAAGGAAAATATTACAGGCATCTCATTTAAAGAGCCTATAACTCAAAAAATTATCAAGATTAGTGATGGTGATATTTCAATTTCTTATAAGGTAGGTGATGCAAAGTGATCAAGAATATTAATATAACAGATGCAGAAGTCAGCGCTGAGCTGCATGGATATATGTATTTAGCGTTATATGATTATCAGGGTATTCTACATGCAGGAAGTAGAATGACGGCAGAAATCGTTTCTAATAACGAAATCAAGATTAATGATGGCATATTATGCAACTATGGCAGATTTATGCGAATTGTAGGAAGTGAAACAGTACGCATTGAAAATGGTTCAAGTGGCGTGAAACGCACTGACTTGATTGTGGCTAGATTTACTACTACAGGCACAAATGAGACACATACTCTTACAGTCATTAAAGGGTCGGCAGGTGGAGCAGAACCATCATACAATCAGACCGACATATACAGCGGCACAGGTACAAGAGATCTTGTTTTATACGCTGTCCATTTAAACGGCTTAAATATCACATCTGTGGAGCGCAAATGTCAGGAATATATGAGTATTAGGGAATTGACAGAAACTGTTTCCAAAAATGTATGGAGTGATTGGGTGTCATGTGGAAGAAACGCTTGTAAAGTTGAACTAAGATATAGATACAATGAAGGGTTAAAGCTTGTCGAATTGAACTGGGATGGAAATATAACAGCACCTATCGGAAACAATACGATGGGCTACATATGGGAAGGGTTCCCACTTGATAAGTCTCCAGGGAAAAATGTGTTCATTCCTGTACAGACACAGAGTTCCGACTTGACTTTAAGATTCTATCCGAAAACTAACGATATAACCGCGAATCATTGGACTTTAACAGCAATGCATGGAACAGTTTCGACCGCTTATATATGTGGCACATTTATTTACTCATATGCTTAAAGGAGAAGGAAAATATGAAATTATATGATACATCATTAAAATACATGGATGCGATTAACGCAATCGGAGGCACTATTGTAGCGGTATTGACTGCTGCATTAGGCACACATTGGTTTTTATTCGTAGGCTTTTTGACATTAAACATCATTGACTACATCACAGGAATTAGAAAGTCTAGATTAACAGGCAAAGAAAATTCAGCAAAAGGAGTGCGTGGTGTATGGAAAAAGTTAGGTTACTGGCTCATGGTGCTAGTAGCATTTCTTGCATCTGCTATTTTCATTGAGATCGGTCAGACAATCAATGTTGATCTAACAATTACTACTTATGTTGGATGGTTTACATTAGCATCTCTCATTATCAATGAATTAAGAAGCATTCTAGAGAACTTTGTGGAATCCGGTGACAATGTACCATCTGTACTAACTAAAGGACTAGAAGTAGCAGAAAACGCTATCAACAAGGAGAATAACAATGGGTAATGACGAATTTCTAAAGATTGCAACCGAAGAAGTAAGAAGTTATACAAAAGAACATTTAGAAGATCCACAGGATTTCGATATCTATGTAGTGTGGGTATGCAAGACACTTCAGAACAATAAGGCATTGCTATCAACTACGCTTTCAGATGGTATGTATTTTGAGGCTACTTATAACGGAGACAAAAAAGAATTATATTTAGATGCTTACAAGAAAGAAAAGAATGTATGCATTAATGTGGAGGATTAAACAATGGAATTACAAGACACTGTAGAACTTATGAACAGTTCTGATTATAAGGACAGATTTAAAGCAGAATACTGGCAGGCCAAAATCAGATATGACAAATTAGATGATATAACAGTCAAGTATGAGGCTAATACTTTGACTTTTACTCCTATATGTTCGCTTGAGTTACTCAAGGAGCAGAAGAAATTTTTAGGTAATTATATTCGCACTCTTAAGATTAGAGCAGAGATTGAAGGAATTGAATTATAAGAAAGAAGGTATAAAGTATGATTATTAATGTACATGGTGGGCATTCTCTTAAATGCAGAGGAGCAACAGGATTATTAGACGAGGTCAACGAAGACAGAAAAGTTAAAAACAAAGTAATCGAGTTGTTAAGAGCAAACGGACATACAGTATATGACTGTACTGATGATAATGGAAAAGACCAGAATTCTAACCTAAAAGCAATTGTAAATAAGTGTAATGATCACAAGGTTGACTTAGATGTCTCTATTCATCTCAACGCCGGGGGCGGAACAGGTACAGAGGTATATGTCTATAGCGACAACTCAAAAGCCAAAGATGAAGCTGAAAGAATCGTCAAGAATATTTCTAACACTCTAGGCATTAGAAATAGAGGTGTTAAAACATCTACAAAGTTATATGTGTTGAGAAAGACTAATTCTCCAGCACTATTAATTGAGTGCTGCTTTGTTGACAATGCCACAGATAAGGCTCATTGGAACGCTGACAAGTGCGCAAAGGCAATTGTAGAGGGTATCTTAAATAAGAGCGTCAATGAACATCCTACACCTAAGCCACAGAGCAATGCATCTAGCACTTTAGGTACTTATATGATTACTGCTAGTGATTTAAGCGTCAGAACAGGACCAGGAGCTAACTATAGAAGAAAGACATATGAGGAATTAACTAAGAATGCTAAAGCCCACGATTACGATAAGGACGGCTGTCTGAATTATGGCACTCGTGTCACTGTATCTCAATTCGATGGAGATTGGGCAAAGATTCCTAGTGGATGGGTTGCGAGAAAGTATTTGAAAAAAGTCTAATTTAAGTTTTATTATGAGGTTATTCATAAAGATGTTGACTAAACTCGACTTAATTTCGACTAAATCTCGACTACACAACAATTTAAAGCATAAGAAAAGACCAGGGCTTAATTGCTCTGGTCCTTTTTTGCTTTTTCAATATCATCTCTTATAAGTTTTTTAATGTAACCCATTTTAGATTCGACATGATCAAGTTTTTCTAGAATGTCTGCATCTGTTTTCTTATTGAATGCAAGATTGACACATTTCGTCATCTTCTTAGCATAGTTTGCGCTAGCTTTCTTCTGCGCTTCAGTTGACACGGTTATACCTCCCTTAGAATAATTTTGAAATCAAGAATACTAATACGGCAATAAGTCCAATCAATTCGATAGCTTTTAAAATTAATTTTTCCATTGTTTTCTTTGAAAAGTGGTTTTATAATAGTGATAGGAAGAGAGGACAAGCCTCTCAACCTACTTAGTTAAATAGTTTGATTAGAATCAAAATCCACCCAATCAAGGAAATGATTTTAATCACTAGCG